CTCATGAACGACAGCAATGCCATAGGGGTTCACCAAGGCACCGGGCGATACTCTCAATGGTCTGATTGCGCCACTGCCCTGGCTTGTCATCAGGGCAGCTGTCCACCAGATCAGCCGTCAGGGCGCGCCCCTTGATCGACAGCGATATCGATTTGTCGTCATAGCGGATCGGCGTACCGAAGACATAGCCGGTCAGAACCAACTGTCCATCAATTCGTACCTCGCATTGATCTCCCTGGCGAACACGTACCTGGCCGCGCTGGTTGCCTGGCCAATCCCAGGTCACCGTCAGCGTGAAATCACGCGCCACACGCAAGACCCCTGCACCGATATCGACATCCATCCAACCGGCGTAGTCCTGCCCGTTGACGTTCAACGTCACAATCCCGAGATCAGCCATTTACTCCCTCGCCACTTGCAATTCAACGGCCGGAACAAAGCCGGCGTGCCGGATACGGTTTCTGGCCACGATCTCGGTTCCGCGAGAGGCATCGCCATAGAGCCGGTAGGCCAGCACCACAGCCGGTACCGTCGATGCCGGCGTTTCCGTGCGCAATCTCACCCCGGCACGCGCCACGGCAGAGAGATGGGCATTCACCGCCTGGCGCGTAGCGTCCAGCGTCTCGTAATGCCCGAGGGGCGAATACAGGGCGTATTGAAAAATGGCTTCCCCCAGATCATCCCGTGCTGCAGCGATATCATCGGCCACCGGCACGTCCGTCACCGCGACTGCCGTCGCGGCTTGGGCGTCCAGACTCGGCGTGGTGCTTGCCGCCACAAGCGGCTCAGGGATCGGAACGGCCGCAGCATCCATCATGCCGTTGTAAGTCGCGGCGTCCTGCATCAACGCTACGAGTGCGGTTTGCACGCCTTGCGCATCCTGCCCACCTGATACCGGCGCCTGGGCCAGCGCCGTGATGGCCGCTGCGCTGCCCGACACTGCGCTGCTGGAACTGCCAAAGCTACTGAATGGACGCTCCAGATCTGCCAGGGTCGAAAACACCATTGCCCCGAAGGATGAGGGAGCATTCATCAAGGCATCGAGCATGGAAGCACTGGATGAAAACAGCGAAGATAAGGGCTTGATGTAGTTATTGACCGCGCCGTAGACAGCCGCAACATTCGCCTGGATCGCGGAGACCTTTACCCTCGCCATATTCACCATTGCCATGGCCTGAGAGAACCGGCTCAGTGCGGATGCCTTCAACGAGTTTGCAGACGTCTGCACTTGCTGCCTTGTGTTGGTGGTCGCCGTCGGGAACCCCAGCTCACCCGCTTCCACGAACACCAGTTCAAAACGAACGACGCCTCCCTCTTCCCTGCTATGGCTGGCGGTACAGTCGCTGGTGGCCGTTACCTTCATGCGGCCATACCAGGGATGAATCAACTCCCCTTCGCCCGGCTTATCCAGCGCCGCCAGCAAGGCATCGCGCTCCTCCAAGCACTTCGCGCCAATGACGAAGGCAGCGAATCGAATGAGGCGCGTCTTGCGCCCCATATCTTCAGTGCGCACCTTGTCCTTGCCCGGATACTCGAAGATCACGACCTCCCGACCCACTGGCATGGTTTCGGTATCTACACGGAACGGCACCCCACGGAAGGAAGCCGGTTGAAGCCGTTTTTTCCAGTCACTCATTAGTTTCGTCCTAGTGTTCGATATCCGACCTTCGGCGTGATGTTTAGCCCCGGCTGATTCGACTGGGCCGAATCGGCCCGCATCCCAGCCGGCGCATCCTCAAAACGCACCACCATCTCGCCTTTCATGTTTGCCGTCGCCCCAGCACGCCCAGCGCCTGCAATCAACTGTTGGCGCCACCCTGCAGGCCCGCCCCCTGGTGCAGAACCCGCGTCACCGGAACCGCCCACACCCACAGCGGCAGCAGCCACTCTCGGAAAGGCGCCGGGCACGCCCGATGGCATCGCACCACCAGGACCGCTGACCATGGGCATCGCCTTGCGGCTAAAGACGAAATTAAAGCCGTCGATAAGGGGCTGTACGTAAGGGCGGATGCGGTCCCACATCTTGCTGAACCAGTCCACAATGGGCTCCCAATTCTTGATGATCATGCCCAGCGGCGTGAAGCTGAAGACCGTCTTGATGAACTCCCATCCCGCAGCGAAGCCGGATTTGACGACATCCCACATCTGACTGAAGAACGGCCCTACCGAACGCCAATTGGCAATCAGGAAGCCTGCCGCCAATGCGATGAGACGCACGGCAATGCCGATAGGCGTCAGGCTCGACACCGCCAGGAATAGCCTGGTCGCCAGCGTGGCACCCAGCACTGCGATACGCAGCGCGACGAACCCGGCCGCCGCCCCAACCAGCCCCTTGATCAACCAGGGATTGGCCGCCGCCATCGCGGCAATACCATCCGTGATGGGGCCGGCCAGGCCCAGGAAGCTATTGAGCGGGGGCAGCATGACATTGCCGACATTCACGCCCAGGGCGATGACGCGATTGGTGAAGAGCTGGATGTTGTTGGCCGTGGTCGCCGCCCGCGCCGCATACTCCTGATTCATGGAGTTGGCGAACTTGGTCGAATCCGTGACCTTGTCCAGGTTCTCCTTCAACTTGTCCAGGTTGGTCAGCATCGGGGCAATCGCCTCAATCGACTCCCGGCCAAAAAGCTGCTGCAGCACAGACGCCTGCTTGGGCTTATCCACCTTGCTGACAGCCGTCAGCACGCGCAGCATCGTCCCTTGCGCATCCTTCTGCATATCGATAGCCAGCTTCTTGGCATCGAGCCGAAGCGCCTTGAACGTCTGCTGCTGTTGCTTGGTGGCCGAGGCCCCGGCCGTCAAGGTCAGGAAGAAGTTCTTCATGCCAGTGGCCGCGACATCCTCCTGGATACCGACTCCGGCAAGCGTCGCGCCCATGGCGGCAATCTGGCCCGAGGCCAGGCCGGCCACCTCGGCCAGTGGCCCGATGCGGGTCACGATGGCCGAGATCTGCTTGGCCTTCGCCGGGCCGGTGTTGCCGAGATAGTTGATCTTGTCGGAGAGTGCGACGACCTCATCCTGGGTCATACGGAATGAAGTGCGCCACTTGGCCATCATCTCGCCCGCCTCGGCGGCCGTCTGATCAAAGGCCACGCCCATCTTCACCGCATCCTCGGCAAAGCGTGGCAGCTCACTACGATCAAAACCGGCCTGGCCGCCGGCCGCCACGATGGCGGCGATATCCTTGGCCGCCATCGGCAGGCGCCGCGACATCTGCAGCACCTCCTGGTTCATCTGCTTGAACTGGTCCGGCGTATCGAAGTTGACCACCTTTTTGACGTCTGCCATGGCCGACTCAAAGTCGATGGCCGACTTCGTGGCGGCGATCATGGTGGCCGCGAACGCCCCACCCTGGACCAGCTCGCCGAGCGAGATCTTCTCGCCAAGGCTGCTGGAGGTCAGCTGCTTCCGAAACGATGCTATGTTCTTCCGAATGCCGGCAAGCGTCGGAGACAGCTTGTCGACGCCCGTGATGAGCGCCTTCAACTGAAATTTATCTGCCATCCCCACCTCTCATTTGCTCAATACGCCAGGCCTGAGACCGATGCTCCATCAGGCGGGAAATCGGTCGAGACAGCTCGATCTCAGGATCGACTTGCCAGAACCATGCGCACTCGTAAGCGATGTCGATCAGTTCGCTTTCGTTTCGGAAGTCCCACCCAAGAAAAAACCAGCCACCGCCCAATACAGGGAATTGAGCTCACGCGCCGACAGTTCGTCCAACGCCTCCTGGTCCTTGCCCGAGCAGTGCAGCAGATACTTGGAGGCCGCATCGGTGTTGATCGTCATCGAGCCATCCGGGGATACCCAGTAAGGCAATGCCTTGACCTCCCGCGTGAACTTGCCGGTGGGCTCCTTCAGGCTGAATGGCAACTGCACTTCGTCGTCTGTTTCCTGGCCCAGGAAGAAGCCCACCACTTCCCAATACAACTGGTTGCGGTCCACGGCGGCCAGTTGATCGACCGACGACTGTGGAATGGCAGCGCAGGCCACCAGTAGCCGCGATGCCGCCTCGGTGTTGATGGCCATGGCGTTATCTCCGGCCATCCAGTACGGCAAAGCTCGGGCGACGCGGATCTGCAGCGCGGTCGGAGAGGTCAGCGTAATTTCAGTCACTTCCTGGCCATGGGCCATGATCGGCTTGGAGAGCATCATTGCCATGTCCCCTTAATGCCATGGAATTCGAGGCCGGCTTTTGCGTCATCGCCGGACGTGGTGGGTTCGCCCACCAAGTAGGCACCGGTCAGCACATAGGTGCGGCCGTTCTTGAATTCGCAGGTCACCGTCATATTGGTGCCAGCCGCCAGCTTGGCGCGGGGGAAGTTCGGCGTATCCACCGCATCGCACTTGATGTAGGGCGTGCGCTCCTTCTCCGAGAAAAAGCCCGGCACCAAGGTCTCACGGGTGACATCCGTGAGCGGCGCTTCGCAGCCACCGCTGACGACGATCTGCTCACCGTCCGCCTTGACGTAGCAATCGCCTGCTGTTTTTTGTCCCATAGAAATCTCCAAATAAAACGGCCCGGACTAGCCGGGCCGATAAGGGTTGATCAGGATGCTTAGGCCGTTTCCGCGTACTGCAAGCGGAACTGGTTGAGCAGCGCGAAGATACGCAGTTGGTTCACGTAGTCGGGCGGGAACAGCACATTGAGGCGGTTCGGATTGCGTGCATCACGCTCCACGATCAGATACTTCGCAAACAGTGCCGAGTTCTCCACCAGGCCGGCCGACTCCATGAGCTGATACTCACCGATGAGCTCATTGCGAATCACCGAAGGCGTCACGATGGCGTCACCCGGTCCATACTTGGTGCCATCGTTGGCCAGCTTGTGCCGCCCGTACTTGCTGGTAATGATCGACTGCAGACGGCGCATCACCGCGCCACTCACATGCATCGTCTCCGAGTCATAGTACGAATCGTCGGGTTGGCCGTAGCTATTGCGCTGGTAAGTCGTGCGCGCCCGCTCGATCTGGACCGAGGAGCCCGCATACTTCTGCGTCGCGATGCCATTCTTCAGCAGCGCGCTGCGCTCCAGGAACACGAAACGCTCACCCGATGGCGCCGGAGTCGATCCGACCAGCTCACCGGTTTGCGTAGGACGCGCCGGATCGGCTGAAATGAATGCTGCCTGGCGAGCCGTATAGGCAGCCACGTCATCCCAGATCAAATCGGGCTTGGTCGGCTCGAAGCCCTCAATGGTCATGTGCGCATCGTTGCGCTCCTTCCCGAAGGCAGACAACTGGCCCATCGTGCCACGGCGGCCGGTATAGACGTGGCCCCACAATTGCTGGGCGTAGGACCAGCGACCGGAGCTGTCATTCATCCACTCCTTGAAGTCGTCCAGGCTAGCCGAGTCCGAATACGGATGGCAGATAAACTCGAACGGCTCATCGCCCACCAGCGCCAGCAACGACACCAGATCCGGCGAGCCCGCGCCGCCCGTCAGATTCGTCAGGGTAACGCTCACCCCGGCCGGCGTCTTCTCGTTGGCCGAGACTCCTTTGAAGTTCATGGCCAGACGAATGTCGTTGCCGGTATCCCCCTTCCAACGACAGGTCAGCGTCACCACGCCTGCTGCCGCTTGAGCCGATACCGGCAGACTGGCGGCATTGATGGCGCTAGCCATGGCAGAAGCACTCTCCGCTGCCGTCTGGCCGAATCACACCGTGGCCCGCACGCGCGTGGCGCCCACGTACAAGTTTCACAGGCCACCTTCGGTCGCTACCCCCTCGAAAGTGACCTTGCCGCCGGCTGCAGTTCCGGTCGTGACCTTCACCGGTAGCACCCACACCTCGCCGGCAGGGTCGGATTTGCGCCAGGCGGCATACATGGACGCGAGCATGGACCCGGCACCACCGAGCGCGACCGCGTCACTGACGCGGGCCATCGGCTGCATCTGGTTGACCAACAGCACCTGGTCATCGTTGACCTGGGCGATCAGCAGGCGACGCAGCGTCGATACCCCGCTGTTGGCCATGCTGTTATCCATCTCGCCGTAGAACAGCGGCACGTTGACATCGGCCGGAATGTTATTGAACGGAACCGTCATTGCGACTCTCCTTCAGCCTTGGCAGGCTTTGCAGCCGACTTGACGGCCGGTTTTGCGGTACCGGCAGCGCCATCGCTCTCAACGATAACGACGTCGCCGGAATTGACGGCACGCACCCAGTAAGCGGTACGCGGTACGCTTCGGCCCTCGGCCGGCAGGTCTTCGCCGCGCTCGGGATCATGGACAACACGTCCTTCGCCCGGCTTGACGAACATGGAGCGGTCATTACTCACTTGTAAACTCCTGGTTAATGGTGATTTCAATACGCCCATCCGGGCCGGGATACTTCAGATTTTTGTCTGCCATCGGATCAATGGCGTCCAATTCAAACTTGATGCCTTCCAACCTGGGAAGCTCATCGCGCATGACGTCGCCCCAGTTCTCAGCCGGCCCTGCCCCATCGCCCCGGCCGAGCTGGAACTCGGTGAGATAGGAAAAGCGGTAGACGATGCGGGAGCGGTTCTGCAGGATCAACTGGCCACCGACGAACTCGATGGGATCGAAGTCAGGCATCGGCTTCCACCCCACCAGAGCCAGCGACAGCAGGCTGCGCACCAGGTGGATGTCATCGATGCGCTCCAGATCCTGGCCATTCGGTGCATCCAGCACCACCACGACATCAAACTGATCGGTGACGTCCTGGGCGACCAGACTCTGGTACTTGTTGCGCTCGGCATCGGAGTCGCCGACGATCACATAGGCGCAGGGTGTAGCCAGCTTGGCGCTATCCTCCAGCGCCTCCCAATCGATACCGCCAAAAACACGGCGCGCAAAAAAGGGAACGCGGTCGCGCAGTTGCGCGACAACGGGCGTGAGCTTCATGGGATTTCCTTACTTGATAACGAGCGCTTTCGCGAAAGCCGACTGCAGCATCCGTCGCACTTCCTCACCGCGGTCGGTGAGTGCGTCGACCATGTAATTACCTCGCGGCTCGACGCGGTTGCTGCCGCCGCCCTTACCGCCTGCCTTACGCTTACCGCCCGGCTTGCGCTTGACGCCGTAGTGCAGGAATGCCGGATAGAACTGCTTCATGTCGCTGGTCAATTGCGGCGCCACGCGGACCAGGAAGCCCGAGCGCGAGACCTTGAGCTTGATCGAGCGCTGCAGGCGCCCTGTCCGGCGCCCCGGATAGGCACCGGGCTGGGAGCGCACAGACTTCGCCACCAACTTGCGGGCGGCCATCTGGACCGCACGCCCGGACTGCCGCATGGCACGGCGGATCTGCTTCTTGTCGAAATCGATCTTCTTGTCGAAGCCGTCGAAGCCCTCAAAGTGCATGTAGAAGCCTTGATCTTTGGCCATCTCAGAGCTCCTCGACTTCCAACATGGTGAAACGCGGCGCCCCGTTCATGGCCATCGACCTTCGCACCCGGTACACCTGGTCGCCATGCATGATTTCATGATCGGAGGTAATGCCGTCGATCCGCCGCAGAAAGATGCGATGCGTGACCTTTTCATCAATCTGCACGCTCCCGGCATAGGTAGCGGCACCCACCGGCTCGATCTTGGCCCAGCGGTGCCGGCCTGCTCCAAACTCATGGGCCAATTCGGCATCGGCCAGCGGCAGATCCTGTCGATGCCGGATCTGCACCCGGCGATTCAGTTCGCCGGCCATCGGTTCATCGAGCGTCATCAGACCCCCATACACTTGCGATACGGCTGCAGCAGAGACTGCGATCCGCGCGGCAGTTCGTAGATGTCTCGTACCGCGACCACGTCAGATCGATGCTCATAGAGATGGCCGAGAATCAGCAGGATGGCGGCCTGGACGGCAGGATTGACCACCATGGGCGCTTCCCCTGCCGTATCAGCGGCCACGGCTTGCGCCATCGCCTCATCCGATTCGAACACCCGGCGATTCAGAAACTCTACGGCCGTCGATTCTGCCGCGCCCAAGTAGATCTCGATGCTGGCATCCTCATCGACCTCATCTACCTTCAGGTGCATCTTGGCCACATCCAGGGAAACGAGCGGCATGGATCAGCCCCCCTCGCCACCGTCCGCGCCCGGCTCCTTTACAGCCCCGTCCATCCCATCCGGGGGCGGCTCCTGGTCGCCGGCAGCAACAGGGGCTTGTGCAGACGTCTGTACCACGTTGGCCAGTATTCCTTCCTGGCCGCCTTGCGCGCCGTCGATGAGACTGTTCGCATTGGTACCGCCCTGAGGGACATTCGGATTCGCATCGCCCGCTGGAGCTGGCGCCGGCTCCTTCTTGGAGCGGCTGGTACGGGTGTTCGCTGTGCTCCCCTTAGTCGGGGCAACAGGCGCAACTGGCTCGGTCTCCACGCGCTTCACCAGGGATACCCGCTCCAACTCGGCAGCGATTGCTTCTGGGATCTCAACTACCTCACCCTTACGCAGATTGAGGCGGCCGTGCATGAGCGACTGCCGCGCAATAACTTTTACGTCCATGTGACTGCTCCTATGCCGGCGCCTAGTGGCACCGGCCTCATATTGAGATGTTGACCCGCTATGCTCAGGCCGCTTCCTGCGTCAGGTCACCCTTGACGAAGGCTTCTGGGCGGTAATCGGCCAGGGCCAGGCGCTCTTCGGCCAGGATGGTCACCAGGTTCTTTACGAAGTCGTCTTCGTTCTGGGTCACGGTGGTGACGCTGGCTTGCTCGCGGTCGAAGATCTGTGCGCCCATCTGAAGCCC